AATCGATCCTGCTTGTAAAGTCCTGAACAAAATCCCTGCAGAACCGTTGCCTTGATCAGTTGATCGTTCAAAAGTAATCGCATGTGGAAATATCTTATTGCCAGATGGAGGAGTAACGGGAGGAGTAACTGGTACACTTCCTGGGAAATACTGAGTACAAAGTGCATTGCATTCATCAAGAGACTGTGAAATTGTTACAGCATTAACTGGTAAAGGCCAGAACAAAACTATAGCCAGAACCAACCTGAGCATCAGTCTACCTCCTCGATCTGACCTTCAGGCTCAATTGGCTCAGCTACCTCTTCAGTAGGAACAGTTGATGGAGTATCTGGAAAAACCGGAGCAGTCGGCGTCGTAGTTGTGGTAGTAGTCGTAGTTGCAGGATTATTACTATCCGTCTGCCGCATATCGTTCGTCCATTTACTCAAGGCGTCTTTGATCATCCCTGTTGCCGCAGTTCCACCATAAGCTCCGAGCGCACTGTCTGCATTGGAATCCTGCTTCGAATCCTCGATGATGATCACCGTATTCCCAGCGCCACCTGAATTTGTCGAACCTGCACCACTCTGTCCAGAACTTGCACCATACTGACCAGCTACCTGCGGAACACAAGCAGAAGGAACTCCCTGATTAATTGTGTAATCGGCTGTCTTTATGGTGCAGCTTGTCAACAGGCCAACAGCCAAGGCTACTCCCAAAAATCTCTTCATCGCTTCCCCCCATGTAAAGTTAAGTTTCATTTCGGCGTAACGGAAATAATTCTCGGTTTCGGCCCCCAGTCATTCAAGACATAAGGATCGGAGTGTAAAGATTCCTGCCCATCTGCAAAGGTTGCTGTCAAAGTAAACGATGTAGATTTCTTCACCAGTGTGACATCGCATGAGCCAATCCTGACAATAGCTGTCGCCCATGTGCAGACCGGCGCACCATCCTGGTATAACTTAAAGCCGGTATGTGACATATCTGAAGGTGGTTCGTAGCCCCACTCGACAGTCAAGTTGCGCTGCCATCCGGGGGCAGCAGAGACTGAGATCGGAATAAGAATCAGTAACAGAATGAGTAGCAATTTTTTCATGTTGTTTTCTCCTTTACGTTCTTACCACAGCACCGCCGCCAGTTCGACAGCGAGGATGACGAGCAGGGTCTTGATTATGCGGTTCACGCCCCCACCACCCGATCAGCCCTCAAAATACCAGCAGCGTCGAGGTCCGCACTGTAGACCGCCATGCCCCTACCACCGATCCGTATCTTCGCTGTCGGCTCCAGCATAGCCAAATTTATGGGGTCGCTGCCGAGTACAGTCTGTAATGGTGCGCCGAGTGGGGCCTGAAAGTTGCCGACTGGGAATGCTGTGCCGTCGAAGGGGCCGTCTATGCCGAGTGGGCCTGGGAACTGAATTGGTACGAGTCTCATAATGCCTCCTATAGACCCAGCACTGTTTTGACAGCGTCTGCATACAGTGTATGCCCTGTTGTTGTCGGATGCACTCCGTCGCTAAGACTTGCAGTCGTCATAAATGCAGTCCCGTCTATCAGCGTACAAAATGCGGTGCGAGTTGACACGGCATTGCTGATCTGTGTCCGATAATCAGCCATAGTTGACCCCAGACCATTTGCGGTTTCCACAGACCTCAATATTGGAGTCTGGCAATAAATTACCGCACTCGGAAGCAAGGTATGAAGATCATCCAATAGCGCAGCATAAGCAGTTCCGAAATTAGCTGCCGACCACGAAGCCAGTCCGTAATCATTGGTGCCGATTGCCAGCCATATTTTTGTCGGGGCATAGGAAGCCAGTATTTTTACATGCCGTCCCCGCTTAACATCAGTACCAGCGTCAAAAAATAGCGTTCTCCATCCCCACGCCTCAGCAGATACGTCCATGCTCAGTGCCGCCGATCTGACCTGTAATGGCCATGCTTTTTGCATTACCGGGTCTGCTGCTTGCCCGATTGCAATGCTATCGCCATATATAACTAATCTCTCGGATGGAGCCGACCTTGAATAATCTGTGATATTGCCATTTGCAGAAACAGAAACAAAAAATGTACCAGCCGCCGCCACGTTGTATGTCTGATTTGATTGCGGGCCGTTGACTACTGTTACTCGCTTTGTACCTGCCACCAGTGTTACGGAATGTACATTATATCCATCGCTTGTAGGTGTGATGCTGGAGTGATAAACTCCATCAACATAGACACCAAGTGCAGTCAGCGTCGGATAAGTAGAATAATAATTATTATATGATTTAATGCTCAACTTGGTGGCACTGGTAACAAACTCATAAAATGCAAATGGAGATGTTTTAATTACATTGCTGCCATCGTTCCGCATTGATGATGTGCAGACGAACTCATCTGCCGTCATGCTACAAACAGCATCATTGTCAGAGGTTTTGCCCCTGTGTATCGTTAATGTAGTTAAATCGTGAAATATTGAGTCACCAATCGAGGTAGCCAATAGTGCTGGATCAATGGCGTTTGCAGTTGCTCCGGTGAATAGAACATTTGCATAGTCTGTCTTTTTAAGTTCCAGAGACAATGGAGGTGTAATTGTAATCGCCCCTTCTGCTGCTGCGAAAACCCCACCAACAGGAACATCGCCGGTAATTGTAAAATTATGATTAGCTGAACCAGAGTAAGTGTCCCCATTGTCCGCAACAGATAGGGGCAGAATCGCGCCGTCTGGATATGTCCCTGTCCCATCGGCCACACGATACCCTGAGTCGTTCCAGCTATGTCCTCTCAGTATTGATTCGGTCCAATCCTCAGAGGCAAACCCTGTGAGTGTCAGCGTCGGGCCAACCGATGATGGTACAACGGTCCCAACTTTCTGCGCCAGTTTTTGATCGAATTTCACCCCGCCGCTATCTTCTGCGTAAACCTCGCTCAAATATCCTTGTAAATATGCTGCTGCTCCATATTTACCAAAAACGCTGAATACAAAATTATCAGTTTTGGCATCCGCTGCAAGCATAACAGTCTGGTCATCTATGCTGCAAAATACCACAGTTCCAACCCGCCAGATCGTAACAAGCGATTCTACATTTAGAGCCAATACTATACCTGACAGGTTGTAGCCTGTTCCGCCGATAAATACCCAGACCCCACGGCCCGTATTAATCCAGACGAGGCTATTGGTGGAGTTACTGCCTAAAATTGTCTGTTGCGTGTCGGCGGTAAGCTCAATTTTGAACCTAATCAGGAAGTCTCCAACCAGCGTTACGCTCGATGCCAGAGTGCCATATTGTGCCCCTGAGAATTTTAACGACACTGCCTTAATAGCTGCATGAGATCCGGTTGCTGCCAGATCCTCCAAAACAGATCCGACCGGGATTGCGGAATACGTTGACAATACCCCGTTACTGCACGGCGGTTGTTCGCCATCTTCAGCCTCATAGCCAACGGTAAAACGAGTTCCTACTGGGAGCAGAAAGGTCCAGTCGCTATTCCCGTAATGAGTCAGACCGTCAGCGACCGTGAACCCAACCTCATTCGCCCAGTTCGTCCCGCTGCCGTCCAACCGCTCAGTAATCGTCGTACCCACGATTCCAATCAGGTGGTGGCCATTCCCCGAAGCATCAAGTTCAGCATCTTTACCCGCATTTATCCCCTTCCAGCTCGCCCAGAGCACCCCTGCCCGATGCACATCAATATCCCAGCAATCTGGCCCAGGAAACGTCAAGGTGCCAGCCACGCTGCATGTCGGGTCAGATGGGCCACTGGCGGTGATGGTGTCGGTGGTCAGGAGGCCGGGGCAGGGGGAGCTGCCTGCGCCGAGGAAGCCTGAACTCTTTACTTGCTGGGTGACATGGGAAGATGTTGGTGCTCTGGCGATGAGTTTGCCATCTGAGATGAGACTGTTAGGCCAGTAAGCAAGAAGATTCGTTTGGTCTGGACCTGTGGTTTCACCCCCAGCGAATCCTCGCGAATACCCCTTGAAGATACTCTTAAAAATGCTCTTTGCGACAGTCATTAATCCACCAGTTGCACACCGACTGCATTAGCCGTTACGCCCTTGACGAATTGCAGGGTGATGGGGGAGTCGATCTTGAGCGGAGGCGAGGTGGCGGTCATGGTTACTGCTGCTCCAAATTCATCATACAAAGCCAAAGCTACTCCAACTTCATCAAGTACATTTACTGCAATCGTTTCTGCTACAAGAATACCAGCAACTGCAACAGTCTTTGGCAACGAATGCGCCGGAAAATAATGCCTTTCAGTAGCAGCTGCAGTTTGCTTAGGAATAATCATACTCATAATATTCTCCTATATGATAATCATGATTAAAAGAATGTTTATATTAACACAAAACCTGTAATAATAAAGTTTCCCTTATTATTACAAGTTCTTTTTTAATATGCTCGAAGCAGCATATAACTAAATGCATGTGCAGTGCTAGGATCAGCCGAGCATGTAACTGTCATAGTATCAGCAGTCATCACAACCTTGAGAATGCTATCCGTATCGTTAGTTGTATTATAAATGACGATAGGAATATCTGTAGCAAGTGCCCCAGTTATTGTTACTGCCTCAGCTGCTGCTCCACCAACTGTTGTATGCTTTCCAGCATAAGCAATATAATGACTTGGCTTGAACGTCCCACGAGGCCTGATAACAACATAATGCAAGCTATGTGCAGTTGCAGGATCTGCAGAACAAGTAACCGTTATAGTATTAGCAGTACAAACTATATCACTAATAGTATCAGTGTCGTCTGTTGCACCATAATTAACAAAAGCCATATCAGTTGCAAGAACTCCAGCAGCTGTAATAGCTTCTGCAGCAGCACCACCAGCCGTAACATGCGTACCGGCTGCAACTATGTCCCATTCAGGAATACATCTATTCCTTAACAATGCATAATCATATCCATGTGCTGTACTAGGATCTGCACTACCTACAATAGTAATTGTATTATCAGTAGCTATAGCAGAAACTATCTGATCATTATCATCAGAAACTTCATGATTAACAATAGCTATGTCAGTAGAAAGAATCAGTCCACTTCGAGTAATGACTTCAGTCGTATCTCCACCAGCAGAAGTAACTGGCCCTTCAGCTAACTTGATTCCATAGCCATAAGTTGGGCCAACAGGAACAAACAAGCACGATGCAGCAGTGCCCATATTTATCCATTGAGCTGCCTGCCCAAGAGCTACATTAGTCTTAGTAAATGTACAGCCAGGATTATAGCCGGCTATTCCAGATGCAGGAACCGTAGATCCTGAAGCCATTGACCTATTTCTGGAAGTATCACATGTAATACCGTTTGGAAAGTTCGTTACGCCCATAATTTTCTCCACTGGAACAATTCTTCTTATCTCAAAGAACTGCCTGAAAGATTTTAACTTTCATTTACCCAATTTATTAAGACCGTTCTAAGCTCGTCACAAAGAACGGTCAGTTGAACCTGTTAGTCTTGTGCGTTCACTTATGAACACCAAGTTATCATGCAGCACCAGGGGAACCAAATATGCCTCTTGGATCCGACCAACCAAATGAACCACGGAAAGTTGCTTTGAACTTAGCATTCTCCGTATCAAAGTCATTCTCGGTACCAAATGCATCTGGCCTCCTCTCCATATACTTCAGGCCATCAGGACAGTTAGTCTTAATAAACCATGCATTACTATCCGTCAGGTAATGATTCACAGCAATGCCTTGGGGAAACTTCTTTGATGCCCGAATTGCATTGATATCATTATTCGCGCTGCCGGATTGCCCAATAGATTCGAGAATCCGCATAGCGTCAAACTCAAGAGCAGTCGGGATAATCAACTTCTGTGGCATAATCGCAATCTTGAGTCCACGATCAGTAGTGAATGCAGCAATGTCAATGCAAGCCTGCTCGAGAGCTGCCTCACTGAGGTCAGCAGCAGTAGCAAGTTCATTCCGCCAAGTTCCGCCGGATTTATTCGGATGGTCAGTAGCACAAAGTTCCTTGCCATCAGAATTAGTTCCCATAGTATAAGTAGAGGTAAACGCCCGATTGAGAATGTTTGCCCCAATGATCTCTTTGGTCTGCCGAATAGAAAAGGCCAGCGCATTTGCACGACGCAGCGCTACAGTGACAGCTATACCATCTTCGTACATTTCCCGAGTAATAATAAACCCGAGGCCGTACGTCACATGAGTATAGCGACTAACAAAGCCCTGCTCTTGCTCATCATACGCAATCCCACCACCCTCAGTCTTTACCGCTGCGAGGCCAAAACCAGTTACGCCAGCTTCCTCTTCGAAAGCCTTTGTAGAGTTACCCTTTTCAAAAATATCCAAATACTCAATCGGATATTCTTTATATTTCTGCCCGAACCAAGTCTTGACCCCAGGCACCAGATCTTTTGCAAAATTACTAGTAGTAATAATACCCATTTGTAAGCTCCTTTAAATGATGATTAAATAGCAGAAGTTAATAAGCAACTAATTAAAC